CAGCCGGTGAAATTATTTTTAGATATCGGTGGCCTTGGGCCTGGGATTTATGATCGATTAGTTGAGCTTGGGCACGGTGATGTTGTGGTTGCTGTAAATAGTGGGACACCAGCACTAGACCAAGATAGATATTTTAATAAACGTGCTGAGATGTGGGGACTGTGTAAGGAATGGTTGCAAGAGCAGCCAGCTGAAATCCCAGATGTAGATTCTCTTCATGCAGATTTGTGTAGTACTAAATATGGGTTTGATTCGAATTCGCGTTTGAAGATGGAGCCAAAAGAGAAGTTAAAAGAGCGCGTTAGAAGCCCGGATGAGGCTGAAGCATTGATATTAACATTTGCTATGCCAGTTGTTGCTACTCATGCTAGGAAAGCCGCTAATGAGCAAGTGGCTAACCGCATAATGTCTAAGTACAAGAACATACAGAGAATCAGAAGTCAGGGTTGATATATGGAAGCAGCGATTGATTATAGCAATGAGCCATATGGTGACGTAAAGCCGAAAGGATCGTCTATTGCCAAGAAGTATCAGTCCCAACTTTCCAGAATTAAAAAGAACGTTAGTAATTCATATCAAGATTTCAAACCTAATACGAACACATTTAATAAGTTCCGTGCGTTTGTCTTCAAAACATCTATTTCTGATCAAGAGGCAGCTGTAAATGAGGAATTAGACCGCGCGAACCTTGAATTCAATATTTTAAATGCTTACGTTTCTCGTCTTTGCGGTGAATTTAGCAAGCAAGAACCTAGTATCGAAGTGGTTTCAGATAGTGGCGAACGTGTTAGACCGGAGGTTATTGGCGTTGTTGAAGGCCATTACCGTCATATTCTGGATGATGCCGCAAAAGATGGGACGCAATATAATACTTATAGAGACACCTTGAGCGGTGGCTATAGTGTATTAAAAGTATTTACTGAATACGCTCATAGCATGAGTATGCGACAAGTCATTAAGGTAAGGCGCGCAAAATATCCGACGATGTGCGGATTTGATAGTCTTGCTAGAACTCCCCACAAGGGGGACGGAAATTATTGTTTTGAGATATTCCCTAAGAGAAAAGAAGACGTTAAGCAAGAATATCCTCAGGTTGATTTATCAGAGCTCGCTTTTTCAAAGAATATTGAGGGATTCAGTTGGTCATTTAATAATGGTCGCGATGATATCGTCCTGATTTGTGATTATTACGAAAAGAAAAGAAAACGTGTGAAGATCGTTGAATTAGTCAACGGGAAAGTGATGACAGAGGCAGATTATAAGAAATTTGTTATGGAATGGGCTGANATTTAGAAGCCCCTCCTGGCGTAGTTGGTAAAGGGCGCTGGACAAACTTAGAAACAATTTGCCGATATCAGTTTATCGAAAACCAAGTCATTAAATATGAAGAAACTAATTTTACGATGTTACCTTATGTGTTTGTAGATGGTGACTCTATCGATATCGTTGAAGGGCAGTCAGGTAATATTACCCAGATGACGAAACCTTACGTTTATCATGCAGAAGGCGCTCAAAAATTAAAGAACTTGTCAGGTCAGGCTCTTGCAACTGAGCTTGAAAATATGGTTCAGCATAAATTTGTCGTGATGAAAGAGGCCATACCTGAGGAAAAATCTTATCAAGACGCACTCACTATGCCGCAGAAAGCTAATACTCTTGTGGTCAATGCATTTAAAGATGATGATCCAAATATTCCAATTCCCAACCCGATTAGTCCAGTTACTCGAATTCCAGCGCCGCCTGAGATTTCAAATGCATTTACAATGAGTGATCAAGTAACGCAGAGCATTTTAGGCTCATATGATGCCGCCCTGGGTATTAATGATAATCAACTCAGTGGGGTTGCTATTGTTGAGGCTGCTACTCAATCTAATGCCGCTGCAATGCCATATATTGTGAATTACTTGCAAGCCTGGACGCAGGTGGCGAATATTATTATTGATCTCATTCCTAAGTATTGGAAAACACCAAGAACTGTTCCTGTGATAGATAAAGATGGGAAGCGTTCTTTTGCGATAATCAATACTCCAAATAATCCAGAATCGATTGATATAAACTACGATTCAAATGCTCTGCAAGTGCAAGTAAAAGCAGGTGTTAACTTCCAAATCCAGAAAGCCAGAGCGTTGCAACAAATCATTGCGATGACTCAAGCAAGTCCAATATTCGCTGAATTTATGAATACCAAAGGTCTTGAAGTATTGTTGGATAACTTTGAAATACGGGGTATTGATATTCTGAAAGAATTGGCCGTTCAATTTAAGCAAGAAGTTGAGCAACGCAAACAAGCTGAAATGAAAGCAGCACAAGAAGCCCAGCAAAACAACCCAATGATTATGAAAGCGCAAAACGACAGAATGAAGATAATGTCAGAAAACAAAGACAATGAGGTTAAAAACCAAATTGCAGCAGTTGAGCTTCAATTACATAAAGAAGATGCCGATAACGATAGGTTACGTATCATGGCTCAGATGCAAGAAAGCTTTGAAAAACGTCTGATTCAATTGGAACAAGATCAGACACGAAAAATTGAAAAAGCAATTGAAATGGCTATGAAGGCGGCTGATTTGAGCCATAGTCATCATAAAGAAGCCAAAGAATTGGATCACTTACTTAAACAAACAGGTACAGGAATATGAAGAAAGCTAAATTAGGGTCTGGAAAGCGTTTTAAAAAGATGGAAAGTGCTTTAGAGAAGAAAGGCTATTCTGAAGAGTCGGCTAAAAAGATTACCGCAGCGGCTGGTATAAAAAAATACGGAAAAGCTAAGATGCAAAAAATGGCTGCTGCCGGAAAGAAACGTAAGATGAAATGAGCAACATAGTAACTCCTTAAGTTGTAGATAGAGAACTACGTCCGTTAAGCCCGCTTCGGTGGGCTTTTTTTTTGAATTAAATTTTTTTTTATTTACCGATTTGACAGTTGAAAATTGTTTTTGTTGTAATTTAATCACGTAACTATACGGTCAAAATAGTTCGGTACTCATCCGATTTTATGAGGGAATTTACTACCGTGACACGGGTCAACAGTCAATAAGAGGTATTTTTTATGGCTAATGAAGTTCAAGCCGAAGGTATACAGAATGGTGGGCAATTAAGCCCGCAAGTTCAGGATAATTCGACACCAATGAATGATCCTGTTCGTGAAGAAATGCTACCGAAATCGAGAGTGAATGAACTTGTTCATGAAAGAACAAGAGAAGCCTCCCAGAAAGCCTTTGAAAAAGGACGATCTGAAGCGTTAGCAGAGTATCAACGACAGAACCAGTCAATGGGTGGAATGCCGCAAATGACGCAAGATCAAATGCGTCAAATGATGGCGGATGTATTTAAACAGCAGCATTCGAGTATGTTGCAAGAACAAAAAGAGACAGAGCTTCGTCAATATGAGATGAATCTTGCTCAAGAAGTTCTTGGGAAAATTCGATCTGCGAAAGAAAGATTTCCTGAGCTTGAAAAAAGAGTTGAAGAGATAGCAGCGTTTCCTGAGTTGGTTCCATTAGTGAACGCAACAGAAGACGCGGCAGCTGTGTTCAACGATTTGCTCAATAATCCGCAGAAGATCGCGTCATTTTTGACAATCGCTCAGCGCTCTCCTCAAGTCGCTTTAAACCATATGCACAAATTGGCTCACTCTTTGAAAGTGAATCAAGCTGCTGCAAGTATGCCGGAAGTCAATGAACCGTTAGGCCAGATAGAACACTCAAATATTGGCATGGATAGCGGCTCATCGACCCTGAATGACTTACGTAAAGCGGATTGGTTAAGAGGCTGATTCGCAAAGCATAAGTTCTAAAACACGGTAAAGCCGTTATCTCTGATTAACTTATCGGAGCATATATGACTTTACCAACAAACATTTTAAAGCAAGTGATCACCTACAATGACGGTGGTTTAGCTTATCTTCAAAACTTAAACTGCTTTGTATCTACTTTTAATACCAAGTTCCTCAATTTCCAGAATATTGAAGGTAACTTAGGTGATACGGTTCAATTTGATTTACCACCTCGTTCTATTGCTGTTACTGGCCTTGTTGCTAGCTTCCAGCCAGCAGAACAACGTTATGCAACATTGGCATGTACCCAAGCTGCTAACGCTTCCATGGCTTTTACTGCGCAACAATTTGTATTTAACGTAAAAGATTACATGGAAAAATTCGGTAAATCCCGTGTTGAAGAACTTTCAGCGCAAATTGAATCAAACGTTGCATTAAACAACGTGAGTAAAGTTCCTGTGATGACCGTAAATAACCAAGGTCAGTCAGTGCCAACAGGTGCCTTTTATACTGATTCAGGTCCATATCGTTTCTATGGGGATGGCGTTACACCTATTAATAGTTTCGGTCAGCTAGCTCAAATGCTAGCGATGTATCGCAACTACGGCGCTCCAAATGGTGCTCCTAATGTCTATTTAGATGATCTTGCAGTGCCATCAATCGTTAACTCTGGTTTAGGTCAATTCGTACCAGCAAGAAACGATGTTATTGCAAATTCATGGGATTTAGGAACATACAAAGGTTCAAATGCTAGATTCTATCAATCTAACTTATTGCCAACTCATACAGCGGGCTCTGTGGGTGATGAAGCTAAAACCCTCACAGTTGTAAGCACCAATGATCCAACAGGCGCAAACATCACAGAAATCACTTTTTCAGGTGCAAGCGCGAGTGATTCTGACGCATTGAAGATGGGTGATTTGTTACAATTCCAAGATGGCGTTTCTGGGCAACCAAATCTTCGTTACTTAACTTTCACTGGTCACAAAGTTTCAGGTAATCCCGTT